GTTGACTATACATTTAACGTATGTTATTTAAGAGAATATATGGATCCTGAAAACGAAGGAGAATTCTTTTATGCATATGAAACTGTATATAGAAACGTTCCTTATAAATTCAAAGACAAATTTAAAACAGATTCTATGAAGATGAAGATTCTTAAATTTTGTGATTGGAACTATAAAGAAACTGCTAAGAACTTTGAAAATGCAACTAAAATTGAATTGATAGACCAAGACAAATACTATCAAACATTTGCTGATGTATTCGGAGATGTTGCAGAAGACAATAACTCAATGTTTAATGATTACGGACAAGCATTTGATAGACAATCTTTAAGAAAAGATTTTAATCCAAAATTAACCAAAAAATTTATTAAAAACTACACTATGAAAGGAGTACACTAATGAGTAAAGTAAAACAATGGGCAGCAGACGTTGCCGAAAAAGCAGTTGATGATATTATTGCAAAAGTTAAAAATAAAATTATTGACTTAAAAACTGCTAAAGACGATATCTTAAAAATAGATAATCTTGCTTTAGTTTCAATTGACGAAGATAATATTGATGAAGTATTAGAAATGGAGTTGAAAATATGAGTAATATAACAGACCAATATATCGGAAAAGACGATATCGGTAAAAACCTATACAGAAAGAAAACTTATTATACTTTATGCATAGAACAAGATTGTCTTGCTAAAAATCAAGAAGAAGCAGATACTAAATTAAGTGATTGCGGAATTGATTATAGTAAAATTACTAAAGATATAGCAGAAGAAAAAAACGGTGTTGAAACTTATATGACAGACGCTAACTATACAGATTCAGCTAAAACTGAATATGTTGCAAAAGTTGTTTATGATGACTATGACGGTTTAGAAAATGCCATAGAAAACGGTGATGTTGAGTTAGACACATATGCTTTAGAAAACGATATAGTTACAGCAGACGGTAAAGTTGTTGAGAAAGAAGAATCACCTCTTGATGACTTACACGAAGCATTAAACCCTAATAACAGTTATAAACTAGTAGAGAGTAAATAATGGATTTAGCACACGGAATATTATTAATGTTTATCGGAATGGCATTATCAGTTATTGTATTGTTTATTGCTTATTACTTCGGAAGTAAAGAGAAGAAAAAAGAAAAATTAACAAGTGTACAAAAATCATTAAACGATTTAAATAGAAGAAACGGACAAGGAGATGATACTGAATAATGAAATATAATGAAGATAAAATATTAAAAGAAGTGTTAGAGTATATTAAAACAACTTATTCTAAACACTATTCAACTACTAAAGAAGGTTTCCAAGTACAAGACATATTAAGACATTTAAAGATAGATAAAGATTTCAGTTTATCAAATGCAATAAAATACCTTATGAGATACGGTAAAAAAGACGGAAAAAACAAATTAGATTTATATAAAGCAATACACTATATTGTATTGTTGATATCAAGTGAAGAAAACGGAAACGGTGACGCAAGCGGATTGATGAAACCTAATATGGAAGAAATACAAAAAACAATACAAAAAATACATTAAATGAAAACAGTTAACGTAGATATAAAAAAGACAACTATATTGTCAGCATATAATCAAGTGAAATTATTAAGTGATTTAGATTTTCCTAATTTCCAAAAAGGAGAACCACTTTACAATTTAGTAATGGAGATTAAAAGAGATATTAAAAGAAACAAAAAAATGACTAAAAAAGAAGCAATTATAGAATTTTTACAATTCTGGCCGTTGAGTATAGTAGTGCCAGCAATGCTTATATTAATTCTATTTGCTAATGTATTTCAATGGTAAGTAATAAGATTATATACAAAAAAATGAATTTCTATTATGATGTAAATGATATGAATATATCTATTTATGGTAAAGACTGGAAACCAGTAGAGTTTTTAAGTAATGAAGACCAAAGAGAAGAAGTAAAACAACATATATTAAAAAAAGATTTAACACAAAGAATAGGAGGCGAAAAGTATATGAAACTAGTAAAACCAGAACCAGAAGATTCAATTATAGACACAATGCTACAATTGGAAAACGAAATGGCAATAGGAAAATAATATGGACGGAAACGGAATGATATTGTTAATCCTGTTTATAATTTCAATGGGATGTTTAGTTTATATGATAGTATTATCAAATGAAATGAGAACAATAATTGATAGACTATTAGGTAGAACTAAAACACTAATGAAAAAAATAGACAAGATAACAGATGAAAAAAAGCCAAGATTTTTTGAAAAAGATGAATAATCCCGCTATAGCAGACTATCAAAGCAGTTGGAAAAGCTCACCAGCACCCTTGCTAGAGCGTTGGAAATGCAGAAAAGTGAGTAAAATAGAGCATAATTTAGGGATTGACATTAGCAACGATTTATGTTAATATTAATACAATTGAGAAAGGAACATACATTATGAGTAGTGTAATATACAATAAAGAGAACATCTATAAAGAGTTTGATGTAGCAAAACAAAAAGACATTGAACTATCAGACAAGAAAACACTAGAAGAAAAAGAGAACGATATCCATACAAACAGGTTGCAGTTTTGTAAAGAACATAAAGAACTGAACGAGAAAGACCCAGGATTGTATGATGTAGATATTAAGTGGGACAGTTTAATAACTGCCTATTCTTCACCAGATCCAAGAGACCATTTTTATAAAAGTGTATTCGGCAGAACTTATGCTGAACAAATGGCTTTTGAAACTTCTGAATCAGAAGGAGATGACGGAGGAGAAGATTCGTATTATAGAAGTAGAAGAAAGAACAGAAACTACAAAAGATAATATGCCAAAACCTAAATTTAAAGAAATTTTTGACCCACAACAAACCGTTTGTGATGATTTTCACGAATGGGTGAGATTAGAAACTGAAAAAGTTTCTGATCCCATTATGGTACATATGACAATTTTGGGTCAAACATTAAAAATTATGAAGTCAGTAATGCCTAGTAAAGATTATGACGGAATAATGGAAACGGTTTATCAATCAAAAGATAGAATTGAACCGTTTAAAAAAGCGAGTATACATTAATAGAGGAGAATATTATGAAAACTTTGATGTCAATACTAGTATTAATTATGCTATCAACTTCTGCTAACGCAGGTACAATGGTTGAAGATAAAATTAATGCAGTAAATACGTGGTTAGCTAATGAGAAGCAATCTACGGTAGATTTCCAAAAAGTTAAATGGCAAGAAGGTAAAGACCAAATTGCTAGTACTATTGCGAAATTTAAAAAAATGTTTAACTGGAGTAATTAATGAGTACAGGAGATTTTGTTTGTACAAGTGCCAATGATGGTACACATTATTTCAGACCTATTACTGCTAGAGCTCAAACGTTCTGGCAGCAAAAAGGTTTTAATAATTATGTAATTGATAATAACGAAGATTATTACATTGTAAAGAGTGTTAATAGTCAGAAAATATGTGATGAGATACGCAAAAATAATATGGATTTTACTAGTTAGTATATTACTAACAAATTGTGCTAACAGGTCACATACAGGTGCCGTGTTAGGTGCAACAACAGGAACAGCAGTATGTTTAGAGTACATAGGAGATAATCCTTGGCTAATTGCTACGTGTGCTGTCGGAACTGCTTTTGCAGGTGCAGAAATTTTATACAATAGTGATAAAGATGTACATAACGCTGTATTTGTAGACCATTTAAATACAAGTGGACACGGTTCATCTTATACTAATTGGTATAATTCAGAATCAGGTAATGGAGGAATTATACACATAACAAAATCTTATATGGTTGGACCACTTAAATGTAAAGATTATGACCATACAGTAGATATAACTAACAGATGGCCGTTGATTGGTATTGGTAACGTTAATAGAAAAGTTGTATTTGGAGTTGCTTGTCAGTTGCCAGACGGAAGATGGATTGAAAAACCAGCAGGAGTGAACTAATGAAGAATCCCAATAATCAAATTATAATTACAACAATATTCATATTGTTATTAATGTGTGTATATGCAGTAAGTGGTGCTCAAGCGTGTGTTGATTGTGATTTGAATAAAAAAGAATTTGAAAAAACTGCTGAAGTAATGGAAATAGAGTGGCATAATCCAGATGGAACTGTACAACGTAGTACTAAAGTTGTAGATGGTTCTCAAAAAATATTATATGATAATGTTAAACCAGTAACTAAAAATGATACTGAACAATTTTGTTATATAAAAGTTATTATTAAACAAGAAGCAAATGGAAACATTTCAAAAGAAGAGAAATTATATTGTTCCGATGGAAGTAGTGGTGTAGGCGATACACCTTCTTATTGGGAACTTTTTGCCCAGTTTTACTACCGTGATGTTGCAACACCAGAGTATTGCAGATATTATAGTCGTAAGAAACACGCTTTTAAATCGTACGGAAAAGTGTGCTTAAATGAGTACGGAGAATGGAAGGTAAAATAATGATTAAAAATATAATCATAATTGCTCTCCTATTAGTTATTGTATATGGAGTAAGTGCTACAGAATTTTTGGGTTATGCTCAATCTAGCATTGACTTATTGCAAGAACTGTTATATAATGTACAAAGGAGTGTGAAAAACTAATGAACAAATACATTAAGATTTTATCAGTTGCTGTCTTTGGTCTATTGTTGACTAATTGTGCAGGCAGTTATAAAATCAAAAGTGAAAAAGGAAAAGTAGTTAATACTGTTCCAAAATGGTATATGGCCGATTTTTCTGAAACCAAAGCGTGTGATACGCCTAGATTTGGTGAAGGAAAAGAAAAGGAATGTATCTTTGGAGTTGGTACTAGCGTTTCACCAGACTTAAATCTCGCAATTGAGAAAGCCAAAATGATAGCGAAAGCTGAAATGGCGGACATTATCAAAGGGGAGATGAATAAAGAGTCGAAACAATTTATTACTGAAATTGGTAAATCAAACAGTAAGACAGTTGTTAGTGAAGTAGAATCTGTATTGGTCAATATTATTAAAGATACACCAGTTAGAGGATATGAAATCTTTGCTCAAGATGTAACCTTAACAAAGAACGGTTACTATAGAGCTTGGATAGGTTTGAGATTGCCATTAGGTGAATATAATAAAATGTTCAACTATACAATTGAACAAGCTACAGACGCTTATAACTTAAAGTATCACGCTAACAAGTCATTTGAAAATCTTATGAAAAAAGAGGATGACAATGATAAAGAAGTTAGCAATTAAAGATATCACAGTATATACGAAACAAAATTGTGTATACTGTGTAAAGGCAAAGGCCTTGTTAAAAGGCCTTGGTCTAACTTTTACTGAAAAAAGTTTAGAAACAGATTTTAATAGTGATCCTATAAAATTAATTGAAGACATTGGTAAAAAAGTAAGAGCAATGCCTCAAATTAAAATAGAAGGAGAACTAGTCGGTGGGTATAATCAACTTATAGAATATTTTAATAATAAAGGTGTAGTGAATTTTAAAGGTGAGATTGTCCGTGATTAAAGATAAAGATAAAAAAGGAAAGATAATTATATTTCCTGAAAACAGAATTAAAAAAAGAATTATAAAACCACAAGAATCCCCATTTACAAAACGATTAAAAGAGCAACAAACTAGAGAGTTTATTGAAGGTAGTGTAGATGAAATTGGATTTGAATTATTAAGAAAATTTAGTGATATGGGTTTAAAGACTTCAAAGGAATCATTTACTAAAGACCTTGCGTTAGTTATT